CTTCATCAGCAGGTAGTATCTGTAAGTTATTACCAATCAATAATAATTTATAACCATATGGAGTAATCTTTTGACGAGTACCTAACAATAAATCATCATCTTGCATATCAGTAAGTGCATTGCCTTTAAAAATACTTGCAATAATCTTATTGATAACACCCATCTTTTTAATCTTAGCGGCATTACTCAACCAGACGGGCATATAAAACTTCCAACTTAATACATCAATTGGATTGCCTGTACCTTGTGGTATACTACGACTACTGAACGTCAATCCATCTTGATACACAACACTTAAACTAGTCCAATCAATAAAGTTATCAGTACTTTGAATTTCCATTGAAGGATTAAACAATGTACCTATCTGCTCAACAATTTCTAATTTCTGATTATAGTTAGTAGTCCATATATCTACTGTGACACGTAACGTGTAGGGTACAGGCATTAGTCTTTCAACTGTAAATGCTTGTCCCTGTGTTGTCTCATAACTTTGTGTATCACTGTTATATGTACGTTGTCTTACTTGTAGTTTATCAATGAACGTGGGGTCTTGTGTTCTACGTTGATCGTATTCTAAACCACTAATATAAAATGTAATTAGTGGTGCGCTTGGCAAATTACTAGCACTATTATTAGCAATGATAGTACTTGCTTGGCGGCTACTGTCTCCATACATAACAGGGACTCTAATAATAATATCATTACCTGCAGGATCCTTACCTCTAGTTACATACCAATTACTGAAAATTCTTGCAAATTGAATTAAGAATCTTCTTATCTGATTGTCATAAAAATAAGCTGCCATTTATATCCTTTAGATTATGGGCGGGATTGTGTCAGGTGCAATTGTCAATATACTTGACAATGCTTGTTTCTGTGGCATAGTGCCACCATCTGTTAGAACTGTTACATTATTGTTATTTATGAACGTAGACTGTTGTGAATTATCTTCTTCGGTCATTCCTAATCCTGTTCGAACATTGGTGTCAATACGAACCCACAATTGCCCGTCCCAGCGGAATAAAATATTAGGCAAATAATCAATACGCAAGAAATAATCACCCACTTGAGGACTATTAGGGAATGTAATACCTGAGCCTACTGGATAACCGTTTGGTGCTTCAGCAGTACCAGTCATATAACCATAACTATATCCAAAGCTTCTTGGACTACTACGTGCAATGAATTGGAAGCGTGGATCACAGTCTGCTCTAAAGTCCATCTGCGGAGTAATCTCATCAGTGAACCCTGGCAATTCAGGATTCTGATCGGCAGTAGCATACGTGTTATCAGCAGTACCATATGGTCCTGTGATTGTACCCATTGATTGAACTGATAAAACAATATCATTCTCAACTGAGCCTGAGCCTGTATCTGTCCTTAGTGCCGCAACTTCTATTGCTTGTAGATTCATCGTTGTGTGAGAATCTAGCATACTGCCATCGGTTGTCATATCCCAAATGCTTCTCAGTACTGCTCTGGATATACGTAGTGTTGGTGCCGGAGCATAATTAGCAGAACGAACTATCTCTACTGTTCCTGTTGCCGGTATAGGAGCGCCACTTGAACTTATGTTAATGTTGATAGGTGGTGCAGGCTGACCATACTTTCCACTCAATGCATTATTTTCTTCAAACAAACCATATGTAGGAGCAACATATAAGTTACTGTTATTATAACCTGATTTAGGTACAATACGTTTTGCTTCTTCAATAATAGCATTATTAATATCAATATTTTTATTATAGGTAGCAAGAATATCTCTGAGATTCTGATTAGGATCAAGTTCCCAATATGTACTATTAGGTGGTGTTATTCCAATTGGTACATCAATTTTACTGATATAATTCTTATCTCCGTATGTAATTACATAACCAGGTGGATATGTTTTTGTCGCATCCCAATCACCTAGATAATTATCCTGATTAATTGGTTCTTGTAATATCTGTGCAAACTCTTGACTATCAACTAATGGTTCACATTTAATACGCCATAAATGCGGAAACCAAGTTGGACTAAATCCTTCACTACCATAGTTACCATCAGTTACCTGATAGAATCTACGTAATGCAGTTGGTATAGTTTCGTTCAATGGATTATAATCTAATAAGTGAGGCAATTCTAATACGTCACCAACCATTAACTTACGTCCTACTATATCAATCATATCGTTATAATGAACAGTAATGAATAAAATATCATTGTTTAAGAATAAACCAAACTGACTTAAATCAAAGTCTAAATTCTGTACATTATAATGACCACGTATTCTATAAATATTAGGGTCATATTTTCTATCTCTATTTTCTAAAAATAATAAATCCTGAATATTAGTAGGATTTAGTACGTCATATTGCGGTTGAGTATAATCTATTGACGGGGTATCAGCATCAGGACCTAAATATTTGTGAATATATAAATCAGTGGCACCGGTCGTAAGCATCTCTGATATTGTTCTATCAAAGAAGCGATAATCGTTTTGCTTATTTGGGCGATAAAGTGATAATCTAGGCATTGTTTTGGGTACTCTATCTCTTATTTATCGCTAAAGCATTCATAAATAAACACTTGACAACAATTGGATATAATGCTATAATTTCGTATGAAATTTAACTTTGGAGTAATTTAATGGCAACACGCAAGAAAAACACAGAAGACCACTCACAGGTCCGGGCACTAAATCCCAGAGATGCAGACGTACAACACTACGGACCCGAACCGTTATTCGTCATTCAACCTGATGAAGACCTGCGCAGGATAGCATTGATGAGGTCATTCACTTGGTACCATCGTTTTTATGGTAAAAAAGATGCTAAAGAATTGGTGTCACAATACCTAGACCTTAATAATCGCACTAACGAAGCAAAGATTATGCGTAAGGTCGATGAGAAAGAATGTATACTGACATTGTGCTGGTTGGCGCGTATGAAAGTGCGTGGACTTGAACTTACAGAACACGAGGAATTGACGTTGGAAAACGAAGTCCAACGACTATTGATATCAGTAAACAAACCCGAAGTCAAAGAAAGTCAAACATCTACTGCTGGCACCGAAGCTCCAACAAGACCTAACATTCAGGAAATTCTAAAAGAAAAAGCACGTGAAGCCGGTGGTGAACTAGAAGGATTGTTTGATGAGTTTATCACATCAGGTGCTGGCTCGAAGCATTCATTAAAGCCAATGGATGAAGTTGCTAAAAAGAATGTAATGCCACAACATATCAGTTTACTAACTGAAGTATGGAAAAAGAAACTGAATGAGTTTGAGGAAGTACTCAAAGGTACTGATGTACAACTTGTACAGGGTTATCAACACCTAACGAAAACACAAATTAAGAACATTGTAAAGTTTATTGAACAAGTTATCAATGACCTGAACAGTTATATTAGTGTTAAGAAAGCCGCTAAGGCACCTCGTCAACGCAAAGCAGTACCAGTTGAGAAGATTGTAGCAAAACTAAAGTACTTGAGAACATTCAAAGATACAGCGGCTAAACTTGATTTAGTCAGTATCAGTCCAGTGAAACTACACGGAGCAAGTGAAGCTTGGGTTTACGATAGTGCAAAGCGTAAACTACATCATTATATTGCTGATGACTACAGTAAAGCGTTTACTGTAAAAGGTAATACACTACTGGGATTTGATACTGCACAAAGCGAAGTTAAAACACTACGCAAACCTGCAGAACAAATTAAAGAAGTAATGGGCAGTAAGCCTGCGGCACGTAAGTATTTTAAAGATATTAAAGCAGTAGCGACTACACCCAATGGACGCTTTAATGAAGGTATGATTATTTTGAAAGCATTTTAATGAACAATATTGATTTAAACAAATACAAAGATTTTGTAGAAGCCGTAACCAGTGAAGCAAGTAACAACTTGGATTCATTTAAAGATAGAGTGAATGAACTTGAAGGAGTCAACGTTCCACTATTACTTACAGCTTGTCTAGGATTAGCGGCTGAAGGTGGTGAGTTTATCGAAGTGCCCAAGAAAATCATTTTTCAGGGTAAACCACTGACAGAGGAAAACGTCTTTCATATGAAGCGAGAGTTAGGAGATGTTATGTGGTATTGGATTAATGCTTGTCGTGCATTGAATCTTGATCCAAATGATGTGATTGATGAGAACGTTCGCAAGCTAGAAAGTCGCTATCCCGGTGGCAGTTTTGATGCACATTACAGTGAAAATAGAAAAGAGGGTGATATCTGATAAATATGTTAAAGGATAACATATTATGGATATTGGAGCAGGAATAACATTTGGTGGCGGAGTAAGTGTAACACCACAACCCCCACCCTCAAGCAAGGCAATATTTGGATATGGCTACACAAATACTCCGGTATCAATAACAAACCTAGTATCAATTATAGGTGTTGTTGCTACTGATACGACAGGTGTAGGTACAGTTAGAAGTCAACTTGCAGCCGCAGGTTATGGTACTGATAAAGCTATATTTGGATATGGGGCAGATGTTGGAGCAACTCCACTTTCAATGACTAACAAGGTATCAAACACCGGGGTAGTAGCCACTGATACCAGTGGTGTAGGCACTGCTAGAAGGAATCTAGCAGCCGCAGGTTATGGTACAGACACTGCTATATTTGGATATGGTCAAAATTCTTCTGATTCTCAAGTATCAATGACTAATAAGGTATCAAACACGGGTGTCGTTGCTAATGATACAACAGGTGTAGGCACTCAAAGATTTAGTTTGGCGGCGGCAGGGTATGGTACAGATAAAGCACTATTTGGTTATGGATTCAATGGTACTACTCGGGTCTCACTAACCAATCTAGTATCAAATACCGGAGTAGTTGCTACTGATACAACTGGTGTTGGTACTGCTAGACTAGGATTAGCGGCAGCCGGCTATGGTACTGATAAGGCTATTTTTGGTTATGGCAATAGTTCAGGTGGTAAACAATCAATAACCAATCTAGTAAGTAACACAGGTGTTGTGGCCACTGATACTACAGGAGTCGGTACTGCTAGAAATAATCCAGCGGCAGCAGGTTATGGTTCAGGCACCGCTATATTTGGATACGGGATAACAGACGCTGCCAGAGTCTCACTAACTAACTTAGTAAGTAATACTGGTGTAGTAGCTACTGATACAACAGGCGTTGGTACTGGAAGGGATACATTAGCAGCCGCAAGTTACGGTTACGCATAATAGGTTACAACACTATAGTTTCCTGATAAATACAATATCAGGAAACAACTATGACCGCAAATATATTAGCTACACCATCAGGCTTAACGCTAGACGAATTAAAACAAGCATTATTTCAAAACTGTCGTTATCGTTTAGGTGACGGCATCATTGATTTAGAGTTAGATCCTCAACACTATGAGGCCGCATATAACTATGCTATCAAAGTATATCGTCAAAGGGCACAAGCCGCTACAGAAGAATCCTATACTCTTTTTACAGTAGAAAAAAATGTGGACACTTACACATTGCCCAGTGAATTTATCAATGTTCGTTCTATCTTTCGTAGAACAATTGGTTTAGAGACAGGTCCCGGTGCAAGTAGTTTCGACCCGTTTAGTTCAGCTATTTTAAACACTTATCTATTAAATTATAATTATGCGGGCGGTATGGCAACATATGATTTCTATGCGGGTTATGTTGAACTAGCCGCACGTATGTTCGGTGGATATGTAGTTTACACATTCAATCCAGTAACTAAAATATTGCGTATTGTGCGTGATCCTAAAGCTAGTGGCGAACGTGTGTTAATTTGGGCAGACATACAAAAGACCGAAGAAGTATTATTACAAGATCCAGGTGCTGGTGTATGGATTGGCGATTTTATTTTAGCTAATCTTAAACTAATTATTGGTGAAGCACGTGAAAAGTTTGCAACTATTGCAGGACCTGGTGGCGGTACTAGTTTGAATGGTACTGCTATGAAAGCTGAAGGTAAGGCTGCAATGGAAACATTAATAGAAGACCTAAAGCGTTATGTAGATTACAGTCAACCATTGACTTGGGTACAAGGATAAATGAGAGCTACAGAATTCATAGTTGAATATAGAGATAGGCTATTACAATATGTAAAAAGTCTATTGCCTACTTGGCCCGAGTATGTTCTCAAAGATTGGTTAGTTCCTAACAAAGGTAATTTTAGTAATCTACCCGCAGACGCACTTAAAAATAGTGTTATGGAAAAAGTCAAACTAGCAGGTCTAAAGCCTGATACTAAATGGCAACTTGTGCCTAATATGAAGTTTACAATGGATATGTTTAACCCAATGACCACACAACGATTGATAGGTCGTGCCGGCGGGCATAGTGATATGGGATTAGATGTTCCACGTGATAAAGAAAGACACGCTACGCAGGCAGCATTAGCACAACAACAAGGCGGTGTTAGAAAAGAACCGGTACTACTAATAAAAACAGTTAATGGTTATGAACTATTAGAAGGTTGGCATCGTACTATTCAGCACTTTCATAAGTATCCAGATGGTTATACAGGTCCTGCTTATGTAGCAGTAGCACAAAGTAGTATAACAGAATCATTTAGAGTCAGTTTAGATAAATTAATCCCTACAAGAGATTCATATAATTTGAGTCAAATGGATCCAGATGTTGTTGATATATTTGCTAGACGAGCAGGAACACCTGATTGGGACGATAAAGAGGGTGTATTAGTAGTATCCCCTAGGAAAGATGGGAACTATGACATAATAGATGGTCACCATCGTTATGCCGGGCTAAAGAAAGCTGGTGCAAAAAACGCATTAGTTAGTTTGAAAAATTAAATAACCTAAACAGTTTACTTTATATTTCTCCCGTAGTATAATATGTACTACAGGAGTTTTTTATGATTATTGGAGTTACAGGATTAATTGGTAGTGGCAAAGATACTATCGCAGACTATCTTTGCACATTTCACGGATTTAAACGAATGAGTTATGCGGCTTCACTTAAAGATGCAGTAGCCGCAGTATTTGGTTGGAATAGAGAATACTTAGAAGGTTCTACTAAAACTAGCAGAGCTTGGCGAGAACAAAAGGATGAATGGTGGAGTGAGCGTTTGGGTATGGACATTACCCCACGATGGGTATTACAATACTGGGGTACAGAAGTATGCCGTAACAACTTTCACACTGATATTTGGGTAGCAAGTGTAGAGAATAAACTACGACAAACAGATGAAAACATTGTGATTACTGATTGCAGATTTGCCAATGAAGTCAAAGCATTAAAGAATGTAGGTGCTGTTACAATGCGAGTTAATCGAGGTGAAAGACCAGTCTGGTATAGTGCCGCAGTTGATTACAACAATGAACCTGAAGGTAGTGAACAAAGATTAAAAGCTATGGTAGAGTTAGGTAACTATAGTGTTCACGCAAGTGAATACAGTAGCATAGGTTTATTGTATGACTATTACATTGATAACAACGGAACCATCGATGATTTACATAAACAAATCAACTCAGTGGTCAACCTGTAAGTCCCCTCGTTTCCAAGTAACTTCTTTCTTTTTAACAACCTCTACACAGTTCAAGCAGATACTACGTAGATTAGATAACTCAGCGTTATCTAAATCACCATCTATGTGAAAGACTGTCATCTGTGTCATAAACAAGCTACGAAAGCCACATATATCACAGATGGTTTTCTTTTTATATCCCTTGCTTTTCCATTTAGGTACACGTGGTTTAAGCTTATTCTTTTTACGACCACACTCATCACATATACTACGATAGTGAGTTACATCACCTCGTTTGTAATTGATAGCGCAACTATTTTGATTACATAGTTTACATATAGGTCTTTTCATCACGTATTTAGCAGAAAAACCTTCGAAGGTACGCAAAACGGTGTTTTTTTAGACTTTCCGATAAATAATAATATACAACTGATAGTTGTAATGTATAACACAAAGGAAAAAAAAATGCCAGCACTAGTATCCCCAGGCGTAGACGTATCGATAATTGATGAAAGTCAATACTTACCTGCTGCCCAAAACTCAGTCCCGTTCATCCTTCTAGCAACTGCACAAGATAAAACAGATGCGGCAGGTACAGGAGTCGCAGCCGCAACAACAGCCGCTGCCGCAAATAAATTATTTTTAGTAACTAGTCAACGTGACCTGGTTAACTTATATGGTACACCGTTCTTCTACACAACAGCGGCTGGTACTCCATTACAAGGTAACGAACTAAATGAATATGGTCTATTAGCCGCTTACTCATTATTGGGTGTAACTAATCGTTGCTATGTATTACGTGCTGATATTGATTTAGCTAGTTTAGTAGGTAGTGCAGGTCGTCCAACAGGCGCACCAACAGACGGAACTTGGTGGTTAGATACAACATCTTCTACGTGGGGTATTAATGAATTCAATGCTTCTACCGGTAGATTTACTAATAAAATTCCATTAGTAATTACTGACGTTGTAAATGTTTCTGGTGGTGCACCATTAACTAGTTTAGGTAATATCGGCGACTATGCAGTTATTGCTATACCAGCGACAGGTTCACCTACAAGCCAATCACAGTTTTTCTATAAAGATGATAGCAATGATTGGGTAGCAGTAGGAACACAACAATGGCAAGCTTCTTGGCCAACTGTACAAGGTACTACAACTAGTGGTATCGGTGCTGGTGACACATTTACTATTAATTTAAGTGGTCAAACTGGTGCAATTACAGTAACTCCAGGTGGCACAAGTTTGCAAGATGTAGTTGATGCTATCAACGGTTTGGCTTGGGATTATCTGTCAGCTAGCTCAATTGATGGTAAATTAGAAATTTATTCTTCACAACCAGGTCAAACAGGATATATTACTTTAGCTGAAGGTTCAGGAACACCATTAGCAGATATGGGTATTACTCCAGGTACATATTATCAACCATCAATGGTTTATGGTACAAGTGCTCAACAACCATTATGGACGTCAAGTCAACTTCAACCTCGCCCAACTGGATCAGTTTGGATTAAAGTTGGTGCGGCAGGTAGTGGTATGGTTTTAGCAACTTCAGAATACAATAGCTTATCAGCTAGTTTTGTATCTAAAACTTGTAATTTATACACACGTGATTGGTCTGCTAACAGTCTATTAGATTCTACAGGTGGTCAAGCTATACCTGCAGGAACAATATATGGTCAGTATTATTATGATGGTGAATATTCATCAGGTCCTGTATATCTATGGGAACGTTTAGCTACAGGACCAACAGTAGTGACAGGTACAAATACAGCCCCTAGTTTCACAACTGGACCATACTCGTTTTCAGTACAAACAAGTACACCGGGTAGTTCAAGTTTATCTTCTGTATATACAGTTACTTTAGCTGATAATTCAGACGCTATAGATTTTGTAACAGCTTGGACAGCGGCAAACATTCCTTATACATCTGCAATTGTTAATGCTGATGGTGCAATTGTATTGACTCATACGGTAGGTGGTGTCATTGTAATTGATGACTTTGATACTACTACTGGTTTAAGTCAAGGTATTTGTACAGAAGCCGGATTTGTAGTAGGTACTACAACCGGAGTTAAGTATGGTCCTGGATTAATCACAACATATACTGGTCTAAGTGGTACAGGTGGTGGTAGTGCTGGTACTTTCCAAATTACTAATAACTACGGCATATATTCAATGGCAGGTGATGGAGTAACATCAGGTGGTACTGGTTATGCAGTAGGTGATACAGTTGTTATCGATGGCGCCGATTTAGGCGGATCAAGTGGTACAAATGATGCTACTATTGTTATCACTAGAGTTACTAGTGGAGTAGCGCAATCTGCAACATTAGCTAGTAATTCTGATCAAGGTGTTGCAATCTATAGCACACAATTAAGTAACTGGGTAGAATTTACATACACAGCAAACGAAGGTGCTCCTAATTTAGATCCTGCTAATGGTACAAACTGGTACTACAATGTAGTTAACCAAGTTGACATTATGGTTCAAAAAGGTGGTACGTGGATAGGCTATAAAAATACAGCTTATGATACAACAGGCTTTCCGGCAGCTAGTGGTTCTAATACAACTGACCCAAATGGTCCTATTGTAAGTGCTAGTGAACCAACTACTCAAAGTGATGGAACAGCATTAGTATATGGTGATATTTGGATTAACACAAGTAATTTAGAAAACTATCCAATTATCAATCGTTACGAATCAACTACAGCGTATCCATCAGGTACTTGGGTATTAGTAGACAATTCAGACCAAGTAAGTTCTAATGGTGTAGTATTTGCAGATGCTCGTTGGGCAACTAATGGAACTACTGATCCAGTTAATGATCCTATCCCAACAATCAAGAGTTTGCTAACAAGCGACTACTTAGATTTAGATGCACCTGATCCAGGTCTATATCCAGAAGGTATGTTGTTATTCAATACACGCCGTTCAGGTTATAACGTAAAACAATTTGCAGTTAATTACTTCAATGCGACTGACTTCCCAGATGAGACTCTACCAACAGAGACTAATGCTTGGGTATCAGCAAGTGGTTTACAATCAAATGGCTCACCTTATATGGGTCGTAATGCACAACGTGCAATGGTTGTTCAAGCTATGCGTGCCGCAATCGGTACTAATATGAGTATCCGTGAGGAAGACAACTACTTCAACTTGATCGCTACACCTAACTATCCTGAGTTACAACCTCAGATGGTTACATTGAATAATGATCGTGGTCAAACAGCTTACATCATTGGTGACACACCGTTAGGTCTATCTGATCAGGCAACTACTATTACAGCGTGGGCACAAAACTTAGCAGGTGCTACAAGCACTGGTGAGCAAGGTTTAGTAACACGTGATGAGTATATGGGTATATTCTATCCAAGTGGCTTAGCACCAGACTTAAGTGGTAACTTAGTTGCTGTTCCTGCATCACATATGATGTTACGTACATTCTTACGTAATGACGCTGTTGCTTATCCTTGGTTTGCGGCAGCTGGCACACGCCGTGGTACAATTGACAATGCTACAAACATTGGTTATGTTGACCGTACAACAGGTGAATTCCAAGTGATTAAGAATCGTTTAGGTATTCGTGATGTATTGTATACAAATCAAATCAACCCAATGGTGTTCTTCACTGGTGTTGGCTTGTTGAACTATGGCAATAAGAGCAGTAAAGATACACAAAGTGCGTTAGATAGAACTAACGTAGGTCGTTTAGTAGCATATATTAGACGCCAATTGACAATAGCGGCAAGACCGTTCGTGTTTGAGCCAAATGATGCTCTAACAAGAACTCAAATTTCTGGTGTTGTTGAGTCACTAATGGTAGACTTAGTTGCTAAGAGAGGTCTATATGACTACTCAGTGGTTTGTGATGAAAGCAATAACACACCAGCTCGTATCGATAGAAATGAACTTTGGATCGATATCGCAGTTGAGCCAGTTAAGGCGATTGAATTTATCTACATCCCTGTTCGTATCGTCAACACGGGTGCTATATAATTGAGCAACAAAATCTCCCGGAAACGGGAGATTTAAAAAATAGATAAATACAAATACTAGGAGAATTCAAAAATGGCTTCATTATCACAATCATTAAGCAATATGTCTGTAGGGGCTGACAATACGCCCGATACAGCAGGTTTATTGATGCCAAAATTACAATATAGATTCAGAGTTATATTTTCAAACTTTGGTGTCGCGGCTGCTACGCAAGAATTAACAAAACAAGTTATAGACGTAACACGCCCACAAGTAACATTCACTGAAATACCAATCGATGTATATAACAGTAAGTTATATCTTGCTGGTAAGCACGACTGGTCAGCACTTACAATCAACATCAGAGATGATGCTACAAATGCTGTTGCTAAATTAGTTGGCGAACAACTACAGAAGCAATTAGACTTTGCTGAACAAGCAAGTGCCGCAACTGGTTCTGATTATAAATTTGAAATGCAAATTCAAATTCTTGACGGTGGTAACGGAACGTTAATACCAAATGAACTTGAAACTTGGTCATTAGCTGGTTGCTTCATTCAAGCCGCTAACTATAACAACTTGAACTACGGTGCATCAGAAGTTGTAACTGTTTCTTTAACTATTCGCTTTGATAACGCATTGCAATCTAAGACACCTATTACTGACTTTGCTCAGAATGGTACTTTAGGTCAGACAGTGGGTAGAGCGTTAGGTACTACAACAGTTACTTCTCTAGGTCAGTAATTTTAGTTAAGTAAATGGCAGGCTTCTTTCAACAAGTCGCTAAGGGGTTTACCGAAACATTCTTCGGTAACCCCTTTTTACGTGACTATACACACGCATCTAAAACATTTAGAACAAACGCCTACCAGTATTCTCCTAAATATAAATTCTTATTTCACGTTTACTTTGAATTGAATTCTCAATATATAACTGGTTTGGATACTATATTCGGTAGTGATAATAATTTAGGATTACTAGTTAAATCAATTCAGCTTCCTAAATTTACGTTTGATACGCACGATATGAATCAATACAATCGTAAACGTATTGTTCAAACAAAAATTAGATATGATCCAATACAAGTAACATTTCACGATGATAACGGCAATCTAGCTAGACAACTATGGTATAGTTATTATTCATACTATTACAAAGATCCATCACAATCGTTCTCTGGTGCAGCCACACGAACTAATTATGGTGATTTTGGCGAAGCTCCAAATAATGCGGCAGCTAAAACAAGAGATATAAATGCTAGAAATCTGTATGACGGCTCATTGACTGAAAACAATGATTGGGGTTATATTGGTGAAGCAGTAAGCCCACAAACAGCTACTGGTGCTAGTGTAGGAGCAACTAAAGTACCGTTCTTCAAGACGATAAATATATACGGTTTTAATCAACATAATTTTGTGTTATACACATTGATTAATCCTATTATAGAAAGCTTTAACCATGACACATATAATTACGCTGAAGGTGGCGGTGTTATGGAAAA